GTAATCCTTACCAAATGACAAGATCTGATAGAGGCAATCAAAAAGGTATCTATGTATTGGATTTAGATACAGGTAAGCATGAATTCTTTATGAATAAGAGGAGCCCAGAATTTATAAGGTATTATATAAATGATATCTTAGAGATGCGTATGGAAGATATAAAGAAGGAAATAAAGGATAATTTTGTCGATGTTTTTATCCCATCAAATGTATTAGGTAAATATAACATTAATATGTTTATGGATTATTTAGATGGTGTTGCTAGAAAATTAGAACCTAGAATTTATGATGAAGAAAATCCTTATGATAGAGAAGATGGCGAGATGTCAGATTTTAACGGAGAACTTAACTTAATGAATATTGCAGCAGAATATATTAATTCTCTAGAATACGAAGAAGATTTAAAAGAAAGGTTAAAGGCATCGGTACAAGAATTGTACAAAAGAACATTATCACCTAACTATGAAGACTAAAAAGTAATATGAAAATAAAATCTGTAGAATTTAAAAACTTTGCAAGTTACGGAAACCGTACACAGGTCATTGAATTTGATAAAGATAAAAGTGATCTTTATTTAGTTCTTGGTGGCAATGGCGCAGGTAAAAGTACATTAGCAAAAGTCATAACTTATTTATGTTACGGTAAAGTAGAAGGTTCTACATTAAAAGATTTACCAAACAGAGTGAATGGTGCCCTTTGGGGTAAGATACATTTAGAATCTAAAAATAACACTGTTGAAATAGAAAGAGGAATTAATCCTGGTATTTTTAATGTTAAAATAAATGGATCTGAATATGATGTTGCAGGTAAAGTAAACCTGCAAGATTTTTTAGAAACAGAAATTTATGAAATACCATATCATGTATTTAAGAATGTAATTATTTTATCTGTAAATGATTTTAAGTCTTTTATTACAATGTCTCCTTATGATAAGAAAAGAATCATTGATAAGATATTTGGTTTTTCTATTATTAATGAAATGGCTGAATCTGTTAAAGAAAAGCGAAGATCTATTATTGAGGAGATCCGAACATATGATGACGAAATAAGAACTCTTAATGAATCAATAGAATCTGTAATTGATAAGATAAAGCATTTTGAAAAGGTTAGTAAAAATAAAGATGCTGAAAAGATTAAAGTTCTTAAGGAAAAGCTATTGCAGTTAAATGAAAATAGAAAAAAATTAAAAGAGCTTACGTCTGCAACAAAAGTTAACTTAGAAAAATTAGATGAAAATTCAAGAAAGCAAAACAATAAAAAATCAACATTAAATTCTAAGATTAATACTGTTAAGAAAGAGCTTAAGCTTTATGAAAACAATGAATGCCCTACATGTACAGCTCCTCTTAATTCTGATTTTCATCTAGATATTAAAAAGGAAAAACAAGATTCTTTAGATTTATTATTTACTGAATGGAATCAAATAAAAGAGGATGCTGAAAAGGCAGAAACTGAATTAACCGATCTCAGACAAAAAGGTAGAAAAATACATGTTAAGGTTGGTCAATTAGAAACTCAAATGGAAGCCATTAAAGATAAGTTAATTGAAATGGCTGATAAGGATGAGTCCGAATCAGGATCACATCTTAAACAACTAGTAAAAGATTTTAAAAACCGAAAAGATGATAAATCTACTGGTAAGTTAAAAAGTGAAGGTGAGGATTATTACTTAACTATCTTAGAGAACATAATGGGTGAAAACGGAATTAAGAATTTAGCCGTAAGATCTATATTACCTTCTTTTAATAACCACATACAATTAATGGGAAGAGAGATGGGAATACCGTTTGGTATTAGATTTAACGAAAAGTTTTATTGTTCTCTCCATCATTTAGGAACTGAAATTAGTCCTAAGACTCTAAGTACTGGTGAGAAGAAGAAAGTAGACTTTGTAATTATTATGGCATTAATAAAAATGATTAAGGTTAGGTTCCCTTCACTAAACATTCTTTTTCTAGATGAAATCTTCTCTTCTATTGACTCTGATGGTGTACACCATATAATTAACATACTTCATAATACAATACAAGATATAGGCCTCAATACCTTTGTTATCAATCATACTGTTTTACCGAGTGAATATTTTGATAAAAAAATTGAAATAACCAAAGACGGTGGATTTAGCGAATTTAACATTGAATCTATTGGATAAATAGAATATAAACAAAGACCAATGAATGTCAGCTTATAATCAAGAATTTAATAAAGATAATACTATCCTAAGGTACTTAGTAGTAGGTATGTTAGCAGAGCTTAGTAAAAAAGTTTATTACTACAATCAGGTAGATGAAGACACTTTAAAGAAAATAGAAGTACCTTTTTTCTATTCAGTATCAGGTAATGAAAGGTTTCTTTTAGATAACTTTATGTTTGATGCCGAAAAGGCAGGTAAGGCTGTTGGTGATTATGAGGTAGTTCCTCGTGGTATTATTCAGATGAATTCAATGTCAATTAATTCTGATGAGCAAACTAATAAATTTACAAGAGCTGAGTTTGTTAGAGAATATGAAGGTGTATTAAAGACATTTTCTTTAATGACTAATTTTTTACCAATAACTATAGGATTCGGTGTAACTATAATTTGTTCTAATAATTTAGAAATGTTAAAGGTTACTGAATCTGTTATGAGTAAATTATATAAAGGTACCTTATTTAATTGTGATTTAGGTATGTTTAGAGTAAACGCTTCAATGTCAGTTCCTGAAGAGTTTTCACAGGAAAGATTATTTGAATGGGGATTGAATGATAAAAAAGAATTCCAAGTTACTTTTGACATGGAGTTAAAATCATTTATGCCAGTATTTGAAAGTGGTATTTTATTACCTGAGATTGACCTAATAACTAAAGAATCAATCGCAAATAATCCTAATGCAAACGGTGTTGGTCAATTAAGATCAGACAGTAATGGTAATCTAGGAATTCAATTTGGTGGAGTATTACAAGGTATTTCTCAAAGTCTTACTGATATAAGAATGGCACCAGGAAATACAAGTATTTGGAGTAATGGTGGATTTAATTCTACAACCGATAAAGAAGTAGGAGGGCCTTTTGGCGAAAGTGCAATTAGTTCAGCTCCACCACCAGAAGAATCACAGGATAGTAAAAATTACAGAAATGCTAAAAAGGACGAGGAATAATTAACTCTAAGTTCTTAGAATATATAAAACAAATCAAATTCTATAATATGGAAAAAGTTATTAAAGAAGGCCAAACTCAAGTTTACACTGATGGTTCAATTGACCGTCAATATGGTGTTCAAACTGATGCACCTTACCTTAATGCACCACCACAGCAATTAATTGACATTGTTGGTGTTTTGTTTAACCAAAGCGGTAAAACAAAGCTAGATGGCAAAAATGGTAAAGTTGTTGAAAGTGGACCTATGACAGAAGAACAAGTATTATCAGTACTAGTTGGAATGGGTACACCTCAGCAATTAGCAATGAGTGCTATTAATGCCTTCAAAGGAAATCAAACAGAAATTACAGAAAATAATAATAAACAAAAAAATCATAACGAAATGAAATTTACAATTGCTGAACTGCACGAAAATGTTATGAAGAGCATTGAAGCTTTAAAGGTAATGAATTCGGATAACTCCAGAGTTTCTTATACAGCTAATAATGCCCTCAACATTTTAGAAGAATCTCTTAAGGCATTCCCAATGAGATTCAAAAACGAAGAAACTGAAGTTATCAGTGAAGAAATAGAAAACAGTGTTAATCCATTATTAAAATTTAACATTGCTAAAAACCTTCATCGAGATTTGGCATCTTCAGATTGGATTAATCCAATTAAAGAATTAAGATCTTATATAGTAGGTGCTTATAACGATACTAAATGGTCTTTTAGAATAGCTGAAGCTGTATCACGTACACAAACCCAAAAAGGTAAAATGTTTGAAGGTTTAGTAAATGATCTAGAAAGTTTATTAACGGAATCTTCTGATTCTATTAAATCTAAATTTTCTGCAGTTGCTGCAAAGAATCCATGGTCATTAGATTGTAAAAGTATTTTAAATGAAATGAAAGCAGAAGATGATAAGGCTACTTCAAATGGAGGCGGTACAATTTCTACTATCCTTTCACCAGTTTTAGAATCAGAAAACGGATTAACATTCCACTTACATGGAAAGAATTATAACTTTGATGGAAAAACGATTACTGAAACTGAAGTTAAAGATTCAAGATTCTTCGATGTATTAGAAGGTTTAGGAATGTTTAAAAATATGGATGGAACTTTAGTTACTTTCGGTGAAGGTAATGATAGAACATTAGAATATAACTTAGCTGAAGGAACAATTAAATTAGGAAAGACTGATTTATCAAATGCTAGTATAATTGAATTAAAAGAATCTTTAATGGCTCTTAACTTTTTCGGTTATAGAAATCAGTGGAAAATAGATAATGTATGTAAATTCTTTGAATCTGCTGATCTTCTTGCTGAAATGGATAACTTTACAAATATTACATCAACTGAATTTGAAAATTTATTTTTAACCATGATTGCTGTACAAGAAGGAGTCTATGTAAATAAAGTTAATTCTGCAATGCATCTAAACGAAATGGTATTAGTATCATCTGCAACTGAAACGGTTAAGTTGGTTAAAGAATTTATTAACTATGATGCTTCACCAATTCTTTCTGAAGAATTAATTGCTGAAAATGATGAGGCTGCTAAGATTGAAAAATCAAGAGCTGATATTTCAGATAAGATTACCTTTTTAGAAGAAAAGAAATCTAAAGTAAAAGATGCTATTAGTAAGCTTGGTGAAACTGAAGAACTTACTGAGGCTATGAATTTATTAGAAGAAGAAATTTCTAAATTTGAAAAATCTTTACAGGAAACTTATAGTAAATCAATAACAGAAAAAAAAAGTCGTAAAGAGTATTTAGACGACGGTTTTGTAGAAGCTGAGGTTAACAAGAACGGAAATGGTCTTAAAAAAGGTCAAGAAGTTATGGTAAGTGCTGAAGATTATACTTCATTAGGTGATAATGATTCATTAGAATGTATTGATCCTAAATCTGGAAAAACTACAATCTGCCCTAAGAGTCAATTAAGTGTTAAGATTTAATTAATCCAAATAAACTGAAGAGCCGGTAGTAAAATAAACTATCGGCTTTTTTTGTATATAATAATAAACAAAACGTTTACAAAATGGCAAGAAAAAGAAATTACCTAAATAATAGAGATCTTCTTGAACAAATAATTTTATCTAAGGAACAAGATGAGCTTACACCAAAGGCATTAGAATTCTTAATGCTATTAGCAGATAAATGTTCTAGAAAATTATCATATGCAAACCCTGATGATAGACAAGATTGTATAGCATCTGCTTATATGGATTTGTTTAAATATTGGAGAAATTTTAACCCAGAAAAATCTACTAACGCATTTGCTTATTTTACTGAAATATGTAAAAGAGGATTTGCAAAAGGTTGGAATAAACTACATCCTAGAAAATATGCAGGGACTGTTTCAATTAACGGTAGCGCTGATAGCGATGGTATTTATACAATATAATTTTAAATGAGCATTAAAAAGGTAAAACCTACTTCTAAGTCTGGATTTAAGCAAGGGTATTATAATCCTATTAATCCACGAAAGTATATTGGGGAGCATCCAATTATATATAGAAGTAGTTGGGAAAGAAAGTTTTGCCACTGGTGTGATCATAATGAAGAAGTAATAAAATGGGCATCTGAACCTTTCTCTGTAAAATACTTTAATATGCTAGACAAAAAGTTCCATAACTATTATCCAGACTTTTATATGAAAATGGATAAAGGTGGAATAATGGAAGAATTTGTTGTAGAGATAAAACCAAAGGCTCAATTACAAAAACCGAAAGCACCTAAAAGAAAAACCGCAAAGGCATTAAAAAACTTTCAGCATGGATATGAAACATATGTTAGAAACCTTTGTAAAACTGAAGCATTAAATAAAATGGCTAAACTAAGAAATTTTAAAGTAATGCTTTTAACAGAAGACTCTAAATTATTCTAATGGCATTAGTAGGATCCTTCCAAGAAGACTTAGATATTTACCTTGCAGATTATAAAGGTAGAACCGGCGCATCTAAACAATCAGATAAAGACCTTAAGACTATTGGTAGTATAGCAAAAGGAACATTGGATAACGGTAAAATGTATTCCTTTGAATATTTTACACCAGATGAAACTTTTTATGATACTTACCCTTTAGTATTAGGTTTAGGTAAAAGTGATAATAATCATCAACTAGGTTTAAATCTACATTACATTCCTTATGATGCTAGATTACCTTTTTTATCTGAAGTATTCAGATCATTTAAAAATGTAATATCTACCTCAATAAATAAAGCACCAAGTGATCCTGCTAATCAAGCGAGATTAGAACAATTTACTTATGATAATTTAAAAAAATCATTAGGTAGAAAATATAATATTACTTATGCTATTAGGCAATATAGATTAGACAGAATAAGAAAACCGAGAATGTTAGGATATGAAGATTGGTACATTGGCGCCGTCAATAATCAGAATCATTTTTTTGGCGGAAATATTAATGAGGCACAAGCATTATATTACAAGAATATATAAACAATAAAAGATAAAACAATATGGCAGGTTTTACTGATAGAAGAGGACCCTTAAGTACAGGTAATCCAGTAAGAAAGATTTTAAAGGATCTTTCTAATTTAGGCATGGCTTACGATGATATGATTATTCGTAATTCACGAGCTGTTGGGTTTACTGAAAATCAGATGGGTTACACGTTTAATCCAATGGGTTCAGATAGCGATGATATGTATAGCGCATTTGCTGCATTATCATTGACTGATACTACAATGAAGAAAAATATTTCTATCTTTGATAAGGACTATGAAAGAAAGAGAGATCAACTTAGAGAGTATGCAGTACAAGATGAGATAGAAGATATCTTAGATGTTATTACAGATGAGGCTATTGTATTTGATGAATCTAACTTTATGGCATATGCCCATTTTCATGGTCATATTGCAAGTTCCATTGAAGATGAGATTGGTGATGTATATAATAACCTTTATAATTACTTTGGATTTAATGATTCAGTTCAGCCATGGAATTACTTTAGAAAATGGTTAGTTGATGGATTCCTTGCCTTTGAGATAGTGTATAATGATAAACAGACAGAGATTATAGGATTTAAAGAATTAGACCCTATATCATTAATGCCTGGTATTGATACTGACACTGGAAAGAAACAGTGGGTACAATATAAAGGACAGGGTGCTAAAGAGAGAAAGTTATGGGATTCACAGATTATATACCTTTCTTATTCTCAAGTTAATTCTCCAATGAGAATATCCTATGTTGAAAGATTAATAAGATCTTTTAACCTTTTAAGAATTATGGAAACAACTAGAATTATCTGGGCTGTTTCTAATGCTTCATTTAAAACTCAATTTATTATACCCGTTGGTGGTAAATCTAAAACTAGAGCAAAACAATCACTTGCACAGTTAATGAATTCTTATAGAGAGGTTGTTGATTTTAACCAAGAAAGCGGTGAAATTGTAACTAACGGAAAACCAATGATGCCATTTAATAAAGAATACTGGTTACCATCAAAAGATGGAGAGGCGCCAGAGATTAGTACAATTGGTGGCGATGGACCTGATTTAGGTGATACCGAATCTTTAAAGTATTTTGCTGATAGGTTAAAAATGGCTTCTAAAATTCCTTTCTCAAGATTTGATAAGGAAGGCGGTAATACTTATGATATGGATGCCAGCGGAATGCTAAGGGATGAAATTAAATTTTCAAAGTTTGTTGATCGTTTAAGATCTATATTTCAGGAAATATTAGTTAAACCTATGTATCTTCAAATGTGCCTTAACCATCCTGAATTGAAAAATGACGTTGCATTTAAATCAGGATTAGGACTTAATTTTGTTAAAGATAATGTCTTTGAAGAAATGAAAGAGATGGAATTACAAACAAAACGAGTTGATTTTATTGGTAACTTAAAAACTCAGTTAAGTACGATGACAGCAGAAATGGAGGAAATTCCATACTTCGATTTAGGATTCTTGGTTAAGAGGTACGGTGGCTTTACTCGTGAGGATCTGAAGGCTAATGCCAGAGCAAAAGAAAGAGCTGATTTAGAGAAGGAAAATTACTCTGAAGCCGATATTGAAAAGATCCTTTTAGGTGCTGATAAAGCAGATTTTAAACCAGAGAAGAAAGAAGGTGCAGCTGATGAGGATCCATTAGCAGACCTCTAATAAAAACTTTACAGAGATTGTAATATATAAATCAAATAACTACTAGAAAATGTCAGGAAAAAAATTATTAATTCTTGAAAGACAAAAATCAAATTTAGATATAACCACTGGTGAAGACGGTTCGGTTGTATTAGAAGGTGTATTTACCGAGTTTGATGTCAAGAACAAGAATAACCGAATTTATGAGGAAAAAGAAGTAATGCCTCACATTAACGAATTGCAAGAGAAGGTTAAGACTAATAAGCTTTTAGGTGAATTAGACCACCCTAAAGATTTTGATGTTAGTTTAGCTAATGTCTCTCATGTTGTAGAATCATTGGATTATGATAAAGCTAAAAAGCAAGTTATTGGTAAAATAAGATTACTAAATACTTCTAAAGGTAAAGAAGCACAAGCTCTTATCAAAGATGGTATCCCTTTACATATTTCAAGTAGAGCTGCTGGTACAGTAGATGAAAATGGTAAAGTTAAAATTAAAAAGTTTTTTACTTATGATTTAGTTGCAGATCCTGGTTTTGAGAATGCTGAACTATCAAGAGTAAATGAATCTTTTGGCCTAAGTAATGAAGATGGTATATTAATTTACGAAATGGAAGAAACTGAAAATAATAACAACAATAAAAAAGATCTAACAATGGAAAATAAAAACTATGTATCCGTCGAAGATTTTCAAAAGTATACTGAATATGTATCTGGAGTTCTAAGTAATGTTAAGGAATCTACTAATTCTAACAATGATGAGG